AATCAGCGAACGAGGAAATTAAGGCAGTAAACGCTGAAACTGGTGAGGTTATCGAAGACACTAAACCAGTCGAGGGAGTGCCTAGCAAGCCCGTTGAACCTTACAAGGTCAATCTTGCTCTTACGTTCCACGGTGGAGAGAATCAGTGGCATCAATTCGCTAAATTGCTTGACGATAACTTTGTAAACTATGAAATTCTAGGAGAAAATCAATGATCAATTCGACTGTGCTAGTTGGGCGCCTTACCCGTGACCCCGAACTAAAATACACAACCAGTAACATCGCAGTAGCTACATTCAGCCTAGCTGTTAACCGCAACTTCAAAGATGCTAACGGCGAACGTGAAACAGACTTTATCAATTGCGTTATCTGGCGCCAGCAAGCTGAAAATTTGGCTAATTGGGCTAAAAAAGGCGCTTTGATTGGAATTACTGGACGCATTCAGACTCGTAGCTATGAGAATCAGCAAGGTCAAAGGGTGTATGTGACTGAGGTAGTCGCTGAGAACTTCCAAATGTTAGAAAGCCGTGCGGCGCGTGAAGGTGGCAATGCAAATCAAGGCAACACGTCGGGAGCGTTTGGCAATGATAACGGTGGCTATGCTGGGCCTTACGGTCAACAAGCACCGCAACAGCAAGGGCCAAACTTTGCGAGAGATAATGGCCCATACGGGAACGCAAACCCTATGGATATCAGTGATTCGGACCTACCCTTCTAAGGTGTCGCTATGAGAATGATTTTAAATATTGAACCGAAACCTCAAACAAGGCCACGATTTAGCAAGTTTGGAACTTATGAAGACCCGAAAATGAAGGCATGGCGTCGTCAGTGCTCGCAACTTATTGAGCAAGAGTACGACGGACAATTCTTCGACGGCCCGATTATGGTTGATGTTACCTTTTACATGAAAGCACCGCTGAGCGTATCAAAAAAGCCCACGCCAAAAGCTAGAGCTAAAACGTGGGACGCATTCAAGGAATTCATGTCTGAAACGCTTTGGCATATCAGAATCCCAGATATTGACAATCTGGTCAAATCGCTATTCGATAGCATCTCAAAAGCTGGGTACAACAAAGTTGACAAGAAGGGCATCGTCTGGACGGATGACAGTATTGTGTGCGATTTGAGAGCTCGTAAGAAGTACAGTCCTAACCCACGCATTGAGTTTGAAATCAAGGAGCTCGAATGAATAGCAAATATAAAGATAAGTTGGTTGGTGTGTATGCACCGGGCAACTATGGGCATACAAGCGTATTAGATCAGACACAAGCATTCTCAAGATGGTTTTGGTCTAATCGCAAGGATATGGAACTTATCAGCATCAAGTTAGGTATCGACATTAAGAAGCTCAATCGCATTCTTGCGTTGGAACAGCTACCAGATGAAGACTTATTAAGGAAGATGGTTGAGCTATGCAATGGTTAAGGCAGTTTATAGCGAAGAATCCGGCAAAGGTTTTCAGAGAAGGACCGGAACCGATAACTATGGGAATTAAGGAGCATGAAATGAGTTGGGCAGTATCAGTATTCGAGAATGGCAAGCTATACCAACGTATTCAATACAAGGATAAGAACAAGGCACTGAACGAGTTTCACCGTCAAGGTGCAAAATACGGCGGTAGTAAGTGCCATGAAGTTGAATTGAAGGAGATTAGCAATGGCTAAATTTATTAGAGTTACAAACATCGCGCAAGGAATTGATATGGACACGATTTTAAATGTCGATGATATCGGGCATATCTCTATTGGACCTAACATAATCTTTGTGAAAACACCGTTCGCAGACGGGACAAATCGGATTCATGTGAGAACCGAAACGATTGAGCAGTTAGAAAAGATTTTGTTAGAAGGAGAAAGCAATGGATAGACAAGAAGCAGTACAAACGCTATCGAAGGTAGGGAAGATTTCTGTATCGTACGCAGAAAACCTATATGATTCTTTCTTCCCTAAACCAGTGGTGCCGCAATGCGTTGCAAAATGGTATGAGGCGAATAAACAAAATCTTGACTTAAATTTGTGCAGTTTTGTATTCGACCTTGCCATGGATTCAACGGATTACTATCAGGAAGAACTTAAAGAGTGGGTGAATAGAAATAAAAAAACGTTTATTACCACCCTCGTCAACATGCACCAATTTGGGTATGAGGTAGAGAAAAAGACTAGATATACGGTTGAGGTTAAAGGGTTTCTTGATGCTAATCGCTATTTGAACCACGGAGAGGATGGAGAATTCTTCTTTGCAGACCCAGAAGAAACGGGAGGTTATCGGATTAAGCACACCCGCAAAGAGCTTGAAGCGAACGGTTTCGGCTGGGTATTCGATTGCGAGGGCGTGGAAGTTAAGGAGGTGACGGATGAATAATCTAATCAATAAAATTAACCAATGGGCTATTAGCCACGGGCTAGACAAGGGCAATCCTAAAATCGAATGGATGAAGGTGACTGAGGAAGTGGGCGAGATTAGAGATGTGTTTCTAAAACCTCACGATTTCGCTGACCCAGAATGGTCGCTGAAAGACGCGATAGGCGACTCTATCGTAACGCTGATAGTTTTATGCTTGCAATTAGGCTACGACGTCGAGGAATGCCTAACAATCGCTTACAACGACATAAAGGATAGAAAGGGAGTAATGATTGATGACAACTTTGTCAAAACCAAAAAGAGAGAATCAGCTAACAACAGCAACGATTCTGCTAGTGGTGTCGCTAGCAATTAACGTGACTACTGTTCTACGAGTGGTTAACAGACCTATCGAGACAGTGGTTATCCACAAGGCAGATAATGCAGTGGAATTACACGGTAAGGTTACTGGAAAATCTATGGTCGGAAAACTCTACACTATCGATTGTGGGGCTTACGGGAAATTCCTTGTCAGCAAGGAGCAGTACGACAGTGTGAATGTTGGGGATGATATTCCTAGCTACTTGAGGGGGCGAGGACAATGATACCTAGATTTAGAGCGTATGATAGCGGCTCGCTATGCCGCATGTATAGCCCATCAGAAGTAATGGTTGGTGATTCATGCATTTGGATACTTGATGAAGATTCAGAGTCAAATGAATGGATTGTGAACAATGATCTTGTTCTCATGCAATCAACTGGACTGACGGACAGTGCCGAAAAAGAAATCTTCGAAGGGGACATCCTTAGTATTGAAACTGATGAAGAAAATGTAAAAGTAGAGGTTTCTTGGGACAGCAAACATGCTTTGTTTGTATTTGAATCAAAAAAATACAACGAAAAGGAAGCTCTGGGTGAATTGTTTGAAGATAATTCTTATCCGTTTAAAATCATCGGCAACATCTACGAGAATCCAGAGCTGGTAAAGGTGAGTTCATGAGCGTTAAATACAAATATTCCGGACTGACACCAGAATTATATCAACGGTTAGTCAGTGAGCATGCAGCACTTAAGCAAGCTCATTCAAAGGACTATAAGCAGTTTTTCCAAGAGGTTAGAGGATGCAGTGAAGTGCAAGCTCGCATCATATATCAAGCATTCAACGCCGCAGTCGTTGAACGTGCGAGGATATCGCCAGCGACAGTCGACAGGTTAGAAGGCATTATTTCTGATGAATTATTCAACGACCTTCAAGACTATCTGTCTACTAATTACACAAGAGGGAAAACCACGCGCCCAGTGTTGGAGAAAACCAACGCAGGACTGCCAGAGGGACTGTTTAAACGGTTTCAAGAAGAAGTGGAAGAACTACGCAAGGAACATCCTAACAATCTAAATAGCTATATTAGAGAGGTTAAAGGGTGCAACCAAAAAAGTGCTAACAAAACCCAAAACGCCCTCAACCTGTGCTATGCAGAAAGAGCCGCCCTAACACCGTTGAAGGCAATTCAAATGGAAGGGCTACTTTCAAGAGAATTGTTCGGCGAGATTGTTGATTACGTCTTCAATAACTACGAATGGGCTGAGAGATTGGATGATGAAGTTGATCGCATCATTCTCAAATACCGCACCAAAGGCAAGATAGGACGTGAGAAGACCACGGTCAGAAAAACCTTATATACAGCCTACGCATTAGGCGTGTAGCTAGAACGGTTTAAGAGGGTTCGACTCCCTTGCTAGCTATTACCAGTCAATATATACGGAAAAGAGGAATCCTTTATTTTTTCATTCAAATCAGCAGAAGCGTGACTGGTCGTGGATGCGCCAAAATCCAGTAAATCTAAAACATAGAAAGTAGGTATTCCTTTATTTATTATTCACAAAATCTAAAGCGCATTACTGGTGGCGTGATTATCCAAGGCGTATGCCTGCAATTAGATATAGGTCAGAAATCTCCATAATTCACCGACTTAATTCTTGTATTATTTCAAAAAACGAAAGGGGAATATCTCCAATAATGATTTCACTATATCTGGCTGGAATGGTTGCATAAGGGGTTCGATTCCTCTTGCCAGTCATTGTCTGTCAAAAATACACTAAAAATAAAAAAATGAAGCTAAAAAATGGATATAGATTTTTAGTGGCTTGAACACTTTTCGACACTTTTTCAACACCGGACAAGCTGACAGACCTTGTCCAAACAAACCCAGCAAATTTAAGAAAAAAGGATGTGAAAAACCCTCTTTCTTATTGATATCATTGCGTTACTAAAACAAAGCCAAAGACCTTGCTGGTGTCGATGGCTAGAAAGGAGGTGACAACAAGGCTCACAAACTTAATCTTTTCATATCTCTTAATACTTGAGCCGGAAAAATAAAAAAGACCGACACGATGGCCGGCACTCTTTGAAAGTCAACACTACTATTATACCAAAGAGGATAGAACAATGCTATTGCCGGAAATTGATGAAAAAGCAACTATCAGAGGTTGCAAGCGAAAACTTCGAGAATATCCACGCTGGCGAGAGATAGCACACGATAGCGCTGAGCAGAAGATTACACAAGAGTTTACTTTCATGCCAAGAGGTGGCAGCGGAGTGAGCAGACCAGTGGAAAATATTGCTGTCAGACGTGTCGATGCTATGAACGAGCTAGAAGCCATAGAGCAAGCAGTTAGCGGGCTATATCGTCCAGACTATCGCAGAATACTGATAGAAAAATACCTGGCATACCCACCGAAACCAAACTGGCAAATTGCCCAAGCAATCGGATTCGAAAGGACGGCTTTTCAAGAGCTGCTTAATAATGCTATCCTAGCGTTTGCAGAATTGTATAGAGATGGCAAATTAGTTGTAGAATGTTGAAATAACGGCATTTTGACGGATAAAGCACGGTATCTTACAAGTGTTTGAAGTGGTATTATTATATTATCGAAGAAAAACGGAGACAGCTCACTTTGTGGGTTGTCTTTTTTATGCACAAAAATCTAGCAGTGAAGGAGGTGGACATATTGGGCTAAATCAACGACAGAAATTATTTGCTAGCGAGTATATCAAATTAGGCAATGGAACGCAGGCAGCAATTAACGCAGGATATAGTCCGAGAACATCGGGCGCACAAGCTGAGAAATTGCTGAAAAAAGCTGAAATAAAAAGCTTTATCCAAGCGGAAGTCGAGAAAATGCACGATGCAAACATCATGAGTGCAAAAGAAGCCTTGTCCATCTTGTCCGACATAGCTAGAGGAAAACGAGACGAAGAAGTCTTGATGATGAACCCGCTAACCGGTGAAGTTGAAAGGTTGATGAAGAAAGCTGACAACAACACAGTTATCAAGGCTATTACTGAAATCTTGAAACGCTATCCAACGGCTAAACAATCCGAGAAACTAGAGCTTGAAATCAGAAAGCTAAGAGAACAGTTAGACAGTGGTGTCGAAGGTACAATGAACCTCAACATTGTCAACGCATGGGAGGATATCCCAGATGGCGACGATTGACATCCAGAAGAACGTAAACCCACATTTTAAATCGGTCTGGCAGTCTCAAAAGCCTTACAACGTCTTAAAGGGCGGACGGAACTCTTTTAAATCCTCGGTTATTGTATTGAAACTCGTCTATATGATGATTAAATACATCATGAGAGGCGAGAAAGCTAACGTGGTAGTTATTCGTAAAGTGGGCAAAACAATCCGTGACAGCGTATTTAATAAGGTTCTGTGGGCCATTAGTCTATTTGGTCTGGATAATCAGTTTAGAGCGACTGTAAGCCCGTTTAAGATTGTTCATAAGCGTACTGGTTCGACGTTCTATTTCTACGGGCAAGACGACTTTCAAAAACTGAAATCAAATGACATCGGGAATATCATTGCTGTTTGGTACGAAGAAGCGGCTGAGTTTAACGACGCTGAGGACTTCGACCAGTCAAATGTGACTTTTATGCGGCAGAAACATCCACACGCTGACTTCGTGCAATTCTTCTGGTCGTACAACCCGCCTAGAAACCCGTATAGCTGGATTAACGAATGGTTTGAGGATATCAAGACTAATGATAACTATCTGGCACACTCAAGCACTTATCTTGATGATAAGTTAGGCTTTGTTACTGAGCAAATGTTGGAAGATATAGAGCGTATCAAACAGAACGATTACGACTATTACCGTTATTTGTACCTTGGTGAAGCGGTTGGGCTTGGTAATCAAGTGTATAACATGAGTACATTCCACGCTATCGACAGCTTACCAACAGACGATAGACTTATCGGGATATCGTTCGCACTCGATACCGGACACCAACAATCAGCCACTGCTTGCGGTGCTTATGGCTTAACTGCAAAGGGCAATGTGATTCTGTTAGATACATTCTATTACAGCCCAGCGGGTCAGGTTATCAAGAAAGCGCCTAGCGAGTTGACTGTTATGATTCATGATTTCATCGAAAAGATTATGAAACAGTATCGAGTGCCTAAACTTAAAATGACCATCGATAGTGCAGAGGGTGCTTTGCGAAACCAGTATTTCAAAGACTATAGGGAGCGCTGGCATCCAGTAGCTAAGAAGAAGAATCAGACCATGATTGACATGGTTACCAGTCTATTGGCAGAGGGACGCTTCTATTATCTTGACACACCAAATAACAAGATATTCTACGAAGAACACAAGATGTATCGCTACGATGAAAAAACGATACACACAGACGACCCTAAAGTTATCAAAGAGGACGACCACACCGTCGATGCGTTTAAATATTTCGTTTTAGACAACGCTAGGGCGTTAGATCTTAAAGCTTAAAGGAGCTAATAATGGGAATAGTACAGACCATTAAAGACCTATTCACAAGGAGTAAATACGTTATGACAACCGAAAGTCTAACTAACATCACAGACCACCCTAAAATAGCGGTATCAAGTGCTGAATATGACCGCATTAGGGAGAGTTTGAAATACTTTGCCGGCAAATATCCGCTTATCAAGTACACAGACAGCAACGGCACACCTCAAAAGAGGGCGTTCAATCATTTGCCTATTGCAAGAACCGCTTCAAAGAAGATTGCTAGCCTTGTGTTCAACGAACAAGCTGAAATCAAGGTGGATGATGCAACGGCTGATAAGTTTATTCAAGAGCAACTTAACAATGACCGATTCACAAAGAACTTTGAGCGCTACCTAGAGTCATGTCTGGCCCTTGGTGGTCTTGCAATGCGTCCATACATTGACGGTGAGCAAGTCAGAGTGTCATTTGTGCAAGCACCGGTCTTTCTGCCGCTGCAATCGAATACTCAAGATGTATCAAGCGCTGCAATCGTTACTAAGACAACGAAAAGCCAAGGTAAGAAGACAATCTATTACACGCTTATCGAGCTTCATGAGTGGTCTAAAGATGGCAAATACACCGTATCAAACGAGCTCTACCGTTCGGACAATCAAAACATCGTAGGGCAAAGGGTGCCACTATCAGAGGTTTATGAGGAACTAGAAGAAACCGTAGAATTGCACGGTTTAAGCCGTCCGCTATTTACTTATCTGAAAGCGCCGGGCATGAATAACAAGGATATCAATAGCCCTCTTGGTCTATCTATCTTTGATAATGCTAAGACTACGATTGATTTTCTAAATGAGACTTATGACCAGTTTATGTGGGAAGTTAAAATGGGGCAGCGTCGTGTTGCTGTTCCTGCTCAACTGATTAAGCCCATTTACACGGAAGAAGGCGACAAGGTTGTCGTTCGACATCAATTTGAAGTGGGTCAGAACGTCTATGAACAGTTTGAGAGCAACGACATTGATGGTGGTGTTAAGATTACCGACCTTACAACGCCTATCAGAGCAGAAGACTATATCAAGGCTATCAATGAGGGCTTGAGCTTGTTTGAAATGCAGTTAGGAGTGTCAGCCGGCATGTTTACATTCGACGGCAAGAGCATGAAGACAGCGACAGAGATTGTCAGCGAGAACTCAGACACCTACCAAATGCGCAATAGCATTGTTTCACTGGTCGAGCAATCACTAAGAGAGCTAATCATTTCAATGCTAGAGCTTGCCAAGGCTTACGGTCTATACAGTGGCACAATACCAGATATGGACGCTATCAGCGTCAACCTTGATGACGGTGTATTCACTGACCGAAACGCAGAGCTTGATTACTGGATTAAGGTAGTTAACGCAGGCTTTGGCACTGAGACAATGGCTATTGAGAAGGTGCTTAACGTAACACCAGAGGAAGCCAAGGCAATCAAAGCAGAAATCAACGGCAACACGATTGAAGATGCTAACAACGATAGAAGTCTAGAAGATAAGTCGATATACGGGGAGTGATAACCTATGGCGAATAAGAAGCCTATCAAGCTAAATGATCAGCAGCTAATGCTAGACGCTAGCCGTGTCGCTGACATCTACCATCAAATGACAATGGACTTATTCGACCAAGTTGTTGACAGAATAAGAGAGCGTGGCAGCGCTAGCCTTGAGGATAACCCTTATATCTGGCAGATTGAGAAAATGAGTGAAATGGGCTTGCTCAATGATGAAAATATCAAGCTTATCGCTGAGAGGTCTGGGGTAGCTGAGCAGCAGTTACGCTATGTTATTCAAAATGAAGGCTACCAGATATATAAGGACACTAAAACCCAGCTTTTAGATTCTATGGGTGGTGGTGATTTCGTGGATAACAACCTTATCCAGATAAACCTAGCTAACTACGTCAATCAGACTATGGGAGACATCAACAACCTTATCAATACCACACTGCCAGTCAGTGTCAGAAAGGTCTATCAATCCATAGTTGAGGAAACAGTGGCCAAGGTTGTCACTGGTGTAATGAACCCCACTCAAGCCGTATCTACCACGGTTATGAAGTGGGCTGAAAAAGGTTTCTATGGTTTTACTGATAAGCAAGGTAAACGGTGGAGAGCTGACACTTACGCTAGGACGGTTATTCGCTCGACATCATGGCGGGTCTATCGTGAAGCTAGAATGGCACCGGCTGAGGAAGTGGGCATCGATACATTCTACTATTCGATGAAGTCAACAGCCCGTGAGATGTGCGCCCCGCTGCAGCATCAAATAGTTACGCATGGCCCTGCTAGGACGGAGAAAGGTGAGCGCATCTATTCGCTATCCGATTATGGTTTCGGTAGCGCAGGCGGTTGTCTAGGTATTAACTGCCATCATGAGATAACACCATTTGTTGTAGGCGCTAACTATAAGCCAGACTTACCGGAACACCTAAAAGACCTAACACCAGAGCAAGCGATAGAGAATGCTAATGCTCAAGCTAAGCAGAGAGCTATAGAACGCTCTATCAGAAAGTCTAAAGAGATGCTTCGCGTTGCTAACAAGCTAGAGGATGACGAGCTAATAAGCAAATATAAAGGTCAAGTTAGGAAGCAGCAAGCAGCTATGAGGGACTATCTGAGACAGCACCCATTCTTGTATCGAGATTATTCGAGAGAGAGGTATTACGATGACCCATTCAACCAAGCTAAAGCAGAAATCGAGCTGCGAAAGCAACAGAAAAAGAAAGCTGGTGATCCAACATCTTGACTGGTAGGAATAGACTACTAATAAAGCCGTATCAATTTGATGCGGTTTTTTCTTTCGACCTGCCAAAAGTCGTAAAACTGGGCGAATACAGTCCACCGGACGTAAAACAAAGGAGTTTTAGACATGAGTTTAAAACGTGAAATGTTAGTTGAAGCTGGTATCAAAGATAAAAGTGTGATTGACAATATCATGCAAGCGTACGGTGCAGGTATTGAGAACGCTAAATCACAAGCTAAGTCTGAATTACAAGCTGAAAACGACAGCCTTAAACAACAACTTGAGCAACAAAGCCAAGCACTCGAAGACTTGAAAGCCAAAGAGGGAGCAAGTGAAGAAGCTAAGCAACAATTAGCGGACTTACAAGCTCAATTCGACACTTACAAGACTGAGAACGAAGCTAACCTTGCCCAAGTTAAGAAAACTAATGCGGTAGCCTTGGCATTGAAGGACGTGGGAGCTTACAACTCCGAGGACCTTATGAAGTTTATTGACCTAGACAAGATTGAACTAGGTGAGGACGGCAAACCAGTCCTAGAAGAAACTATCAACGGCCTAAGAGAGACAAGCCCTTACCTCTTTCAAGCTCAAAGCGAGCCGCAAAACCCAAATATCACTGTTCCAGGCAATCCGGCTGCGGATGCTGGGCAAGATATTAGCGCAGAAGATAAAGCTCTATTTGAAGGTTTTGATAGCGTATAAAAAGAAAAGAGGTATTTAAAACATGGTTGTTAACTACGCACAGAAATTTGACAACAAAGTTGATGAACGCTTCACAAAAGAAGCTCTTTCAACTGGTATCATTAACCAAGATTTCGACTTCACTGGAGTTGATACTGTTAAAGTGTATTCTGTTCCTACATCTCAAATGAACGACTACACAACAAGTGGTGTCAATCGTTATGGTACAGCGGATGAACTCGGTAATACTGTTCAAACAATGGTATTGAAGAAAGACCGCTCATTCACATTCACAATCGACAAGAAATCTGAACAAGACACTAACGGTGTGATGGAAGCAGGCAAAGCTCTTGCTCGTCAATTGTCAGAAGTTGTTATCCCAGAGATTGACACTTACCGATTCGCAACTATTGCAGGCGGTGCTGACACAGATAACATCGTTACAGCAGCAGTTACAAAAGATAACGCTTATGAAGCAGTGCTTGATGGTCAAATTAAACTTACAGAAGCATTTGTTCCAACTGCTGGGCGCGTGCTTCATGTTTCATCTAAGTTCTACAAACTTATCAAGCTTGACCCAGCATTTGTTAAACAGTCTGATCTTGGACAACAAATCACAATCAATGGTCAAGTTGGTATGATTGACGGCATGCCAGTAGTTCTTACACCGGGCCGCCTTCCTCAAGGTGTTGAGTTCATTATCGCTCACCCAGTGGCTACTACATCACCAGTTAAGCTTGAAGACTACAAGATTCACGATAACCCACCAGGAATCAACGGAAAACTTGTTGAAGGACGTATCCGTTACGATGCTTTCGTTTTGGACAACAAGAAGAAAGCTATCTACGTTCACAAATCAGCCTAATAGGGGGTAACTATGGCAGCTAAGAAGAAAGAAGAAACAACAGTAAACGGCGTTGTCTTGACTAAAGACGGCGTTAGCTTCACAGCTACCAATGACGTCGCTGTTTCAGCATTTCTTAATCTCGGTTACGAAATCGAGGAATAAACTAGAAGGCGGATAATACACCGCCTTTTTTATATGGAGGTGGTTAAAATCGCTTATCTAACTGAAAACGAGTTTGAAAAACTTGGTTTTGATGAGGTCGAAAACTTTGAAAAGCTACGAGCTAGAGCAGAATTAGCTATCAATATGTTTATTAGAAACCTCTATGACTTTGTTGATTTTGAAAAAGAACTGGAATATCGAAAGAAAGCCGTCAAATTAGCAACGGCTTTTCAAATTGCTTACTTGGATAGTAGCGGCATCATGACCGCTGATGAAAAACAATCAGTCTCTAGTGTGTCTCTTGGGCGGACTTCAATCAGCTATAAGAGCACGTCTAAGGCTTCCACTGAGGGCAGCCGGTATAATCTATCTCTTGACGCTTTGAACGCTCTAAAAGGGGCGGGATATGGCTATAAGGGGGTATGTTATGACCGTTATTGATAAACGCATGCTAGTTGACGCTGTCACAATCAAAAAGCTAACGGGTGAAACGGATGTTTGGGGAAAAGTAACATATGATGAGCCCACAACCCTTAAACCCGTTAGGTTTGATAGGCAGTTCAATGTTAGCGGGTCAACTAACAATCGTAGCGAATCAAAACCGAGTGTTCTGTTTGTCTATCCGAAACATTGCCCGGTGGTGCTTGATGAAAGCTTTGAAAACGGCTTGATTAACGACGGCAAACGAGATTATAAGATTAGGTCCGTCATTCCAGTTTACTATCCAAGGCAAGACAAAGTGTTTTGCTATGAAATTGAGGTGATCTAATGGGTGCTAACGTAACCGTTAAGGTTGACTTGCAAGGGCTTGAAAAGAAATGCAGTCCAGAAGCTGTCAAACGTGGCAAGGTCGCTATGATTAGCCAAATGATAGAGGATATGGAACAGTACATCCCTCGAAGAGATGGAACTTTGAGTGCCAGTGGTACGCCTATCAGTGACGGGATTAGATACCCCGGAGATTATGCTAGGGCTCAATTCTATGGCTCTAGTTATAACAAGACCAAGAGTTGGACTTTCAAAAAGTACACCACGCCCGGAACTGGCAAACGCTGGGACAAGAAGGCGTCTGCTAAACATTCTAAGGAGTGGGGTAAAGTTGCGCTTCGAGCTATGGGGGTTAACTAATGAACGATAACGATTTTTCAGAAGTTCTCGCAAACTTCATCAATACGCTTGGACTGCCGTTGAAATGTAAGCTTGATTATCTTTCAGAAGACGATAGCCTTTCAGTCTATCCCTTGCCGGGCGGCAAAGTGGAAGACGAGGACATGGCTGGCACTCAGATTCTATCGCTACCTTACGAGATAGCGATTAAATCGAAGGACCAGCAAATGCTAAACGCTATCTTGTGGAAGATAAATACTGAGCTTTCCAAAATCGGATTCGAGTTACCAAGTAAAAACAACTCATATACATTTCTAGCCTTGACCGTCGAGACACCGAGTTTAAACGATGCCGACGAGCAGGGCTTTTACATTTACTTGCTTGATTTGCAGGCAAGACTAGAAGTAGAAAGGAGCCTTAATTAATGGCTAAATTTAAAAATGCGATTCGCAAGCACTATATCGCACCTTACGACCCAGAACATCCAGACACTCCACCAACTGAGGATAAGTATCTTTGGATTGCCAAAGGTATCAAAGAATCTGCACCAGAAAACGATGCAGAAGATGATGACGTTGCTTACTTTGACGGTGATGGTACGAAAGAAAAAATCATCACTTCAAAATCTCGTGGTCGTTCATTTGAAGGACACCGTGACTATGACGATAAAGCTCAAAATTTTGTAGTCGAAAAAGAAGATGCAGTAGCTGATGATCTTGTGGTTTGGTACAAAGAAGTAGTGCCTAATGGCAAATATTATAAAGAAGGTCTTGCTCGACTTTCTGAAATTGAAATCGGTGACGGTGAAGCGTCAGAGCTTGAAACAATCAAGTTCCAAGTTAACTGGTCTCGTACTCCAGTAAAACATGACATCACAGCATCACCAGTCGCAGTAGCAGCTTCTGGCACTGGTTCTGAAACTTCTGGACGTACAGCGTCACCAGATCCTAGTCGTTCTGGTGCTTCATCAGAAACTGGTACACCGGGAATCGGTGGGTAATCACTAATTAAATAAAACAAAGATAAGACAACTAAGAGGGTGGGGTTTAGCCCTTACCCTCTTTTTTTCGTATTAAAGGAGTAAATAAACATGGTAGTAATTAAAAAACGTAGCAATGTCATCCCAGTCGATTTCGGTGAGTTCCAGCTTAATTTCCCAATGTCAGATAGCAATATTAAACGCATGGAAGAAGTCGGGAAAGAATTGGAAGCTAGGAGCCTAGCAATCAAAGGCACAGACAATAAGGCTGTCATTGATGCGGCAACGGAGTTTGTGAAAGAAGGTTTTACACAAATCTTTGACGATGAAGAAGCATTTAATCTTGTCTATGCGTTTTCGGGTGAATCAACAAATATCGCCATGTTCTATCTGATTGAAACCATTACCGGCATTCGTTCTGAATTTGAGAATCAAAACTCAAAGGCAGCCTTCGATAAATATTTGGCTGAGTAATCATGCTTGATCTATCACGAAAACTGACCGACAAGTTAGTTATTGATGATAAAGAGTACACCCTAGACCTTTCGTTTAACAATGTCCTAAAACTCTTTGAAATGTGGAGAGACGAAGACGTTCCAGAGTTTGTTAAACCACATTTTGGCATCCGTATCTTGACTGGTGAGACATTGGAAGATTTCACCGTCGAGGAAATGGCAGAGATATTTAACGAGGTTTTCGAGGAACACATCAGCTTGTCAGAAGTCGAGGACAACCATGTTGAGTATGACTTGGCTGGCAATCCCATGAAGACCACTGCAAGCGATGAGCCAAAAGAGCAAGCACCTTATGACATTCGTTATGACGGTGACTATATCTATGCTTCATTCTTGCAAGCCTACGGCATTGATCTATTCGATGTCCAAGGTGAGCTTCACTGGAAGAAGTTTAATGCTTTACTTTCTGGACTTCCAGAGGGCACTAAATTCATGGAAGTGGTCAAAATTCGTAAATGGAAGCCGCAAAAGGGCGACTCAGCTGAATACAAAGAAGAAATGCGTAGGCTTCAAAAAGATTATGCTCTCCCTAACGACATTGTCGAAGATGAAGAATACGAAGAAGAATTTTAGAAAGGAGGGATAATCATGGCAGATGGCACAGTCACCATTAAGGCGTTATTTGACGGAAAAGACGCTGAAAGTGGGGCTAAACGTATCAAAGGGGCTTTGGAAGGCTTGAAAGGTTCAGCCGGCAAGGTGGGGTCTGTCTTTAAGTCTGTATTAGGTGCTAACTTAATCGGTGGTGCTATCATGGGCGGCATTAGTGCCCTTGGTAACGGTATGAAATCCATGGTCGGTGAGCTTAACAGTTCAACTAAAGCATGGAAGACCTTTGAAGGTAACATGCAACAGATTAACATGCCTACCGAGCAGATTCAGCAAGTCAAGGGCGAGTTGCAGGACTTTGCCACTAAGACCATCTATTCAGCGTCTGACATGGCTTCTACCTACTCACAATTAGCAGCCGTAGGAACAAAGAATACAACCGAGCTTGTTAAAGGGTTTGGTGGTCTTGCAGCGGCAGCAGAAAACCCACAACAAGCCATGAAGACCTTGAGCCAACAAGCGACCCAAATGGCAGCTAAGCCCAAGGTTCAATGGCAAGACTTCAAACTTATGCTAGAGCAAACCCCTGCCGGTATTGCAGCGATTGCGAAAGAAATGGGCATGAGTACCGCTGAAATGGTGCAAGCCGTGCAAGATGGCAAGATTAAGACCGAGGACTTCTTTGACGCTATCGCTAAGGTCGGTACTAACGACACTTTCAGCAAGATGGCCACAGAGTTCAAAACCGTTGACCAAGCTATTGACGGCATGAAAGAGTCTCTTGCTAACAAGCTGATGCCACAGTTTGAGAAACTCAATCAGATTGGCATCAAGGCAGTTGTTGGGCTTACTAATGCACTTGAAGGCATTGACATCAACGGTATTGCTGACAAGATTGGCAGCGGGTTGCAATCGCTTTGGAAAGGCTTTGCTAACACCGGAGCGTTGAAGAATCTGGGTGCAACGTTCACTTACATTTCAAGTTCAATTCAGCAATTATTCAGCAAAATCGACGGCAGTAAGCTCATGCAGGGCATTGGCTCAGTGTTTGGTGATATTGCTAACGGTATCGCGCAAGCTTTGAATATTGCCACAACCTCAGTTAGAAGTTTCATCACTTCATTTGCTGATACAGGGGCTTTTCAGTCGTTCAAAGCAACGGTAGAAGATACTTGGAACGCCCTAAAAGCCATTGGTTCATCAATCGGTGAGGTAATGGGTAGCTCACAAATGCAGTCGATTATTGCAGGCATTGGCTCAGCTCTTGGAACGCTTGTAAACTGGATATCTCAAGCTATTTCAGCGGTATCTAAGTTTGTCAGCTCATTGCCACCGGGAGTGCTTAACGGTATCACCAGCGGGATTCTTGCAATGGTAGCAGGCTTCATGACTGCAAAGGCTGGTATTTCTGCCGTTAGTGCAGCTATGAAAGGCTTGGATTTTCTTAAAAGTCTTAATCCGTTCAAGAAGTTCGGAACAGACGCATCAGAAGGCATGGCAGAAGCCGCAACTAGTGCAAGCAGTGGCAAGAGCAAGATTGCCCAAGTGTTTGAGAGTATCGGCGGCGTGATTAAAAACGCTGGTTCAGCAATATCACAAGCGGCTAAGGGTATCGGAACAGGTATCTCTACAGCTTTCAAGGGAGTTGGTACAGCTATTAATATTGCCTTACAAGGTTTGAGAGGTCTCAATCCAGCTACCTTGCTTTCATTCGGTGCGTCCGTAGCCATTGCCGCAGTCGGTATCGGTGCTGGTATTGGTATCATCGTTGCATCGTTTACGCTATTGGCTACTCAATCCCAAGGGGTTTCACAAATCCTAAATGCTATAGGTTCAGCGTTCGGAACTGTTGTTGAATCTATTGGTAAGGCAGCAGGAACTATCGTTGAAGCGTTCGGAACTGCCTTTGCTACTGTCGTTAAGGCAGTCGGTGAAGCAGCACCGGGACTAGCTAAACTTTCACCATTGGTTGAATCTATCGGCACTGCTCTAGGAAACGCAGCGCCAGCCATTACGGCGTTTGGTAATGCTTGGACATCCATTCTAGGAACGCTACCAGCCATTATCAGTGCTTTCAGTGGTTTGGCTACCGCTCTAGGCAATGCAATTAGTACAGTCGCTACCGCAATTACTCCGATTGTTCAAATTATCGGAAATACTATCACAGCAGTAACTCAGATTATCGCTAACGCTATCGTGGCAATTGCACCAGTGATCTCGAATTGCATTGTCCAAGTTGCTCAGGTAATCGGTCAATTTGGACCACAGATTGCAATGGTTTTACAAGTAATTGTACAGGCCATTCAAGCAACGGCACCAGTCATTATGGCCTTGATTCAAGGGATTGTGACAGTGGTTCAAACACTTGCACCAGTCATTAGTCAAGTGATTTCTGCAATCGTTACAGTCGTTCAAACGCTCGCCCCTATCATTACCCAAATCATTTCAGCGATTGTTACCGCAATAACTCAAATCGTGCCTATTATTACCGCAATTGGTGGTGTGATTAGTGCTGCATTTAGTGGCATTGCATCGGTTGTGTCAGCAACAGGAATGGCAATCGCTACCGCTGCAATGGGTATCGGTACGGCTATTAGTACAGCATTAAGCGGCGTTTCTGGTGTCATTTCCGCTGCCGGTTCAGCTATCGGTGCAGCTTTGCAGGGAATCGCTAGCGTAGTGCAATCAGTCGGGACATCAATCAGCACAGCGGCTCAAGGTATCGGAAACGGTATCAAATCAGCGTTTGAAGGTATTTCAAGCGTTATCACTTCTGCTGGTAGCGCCATTAAATCAGTCCTTGATGGATTGGCTAACGTGTTCAATTCTATCGGTACTGCGGCTCAAAAAGCTGGTAATGGTTTTAACCAACTCGCTAATGGTGTCGTCAAGATTACCAACACCAACTTAGGAGACATGGCTGCATCTCTTGCAGCAGTGGCCAAAGGTGTTGGGTCTATTGGTAACAACTCAGCAGGACTTGCTCAAGCTGGTACTGGTATGACTCAGCTTGGCAATGGGATGAGTAAGGTCTCAAGTTCAGCATCTAGTGCTGTATCTGGATTGACCTCATTCTCAAGCACGATAACAAGTATTCAGTCATCATTCACTAACTTACAATCATTGTTGACTACGGCAGGAACAGCGTTCAGCACGTTCTCAAATCAAGCTAGTCAATCGCTTGCTGGTTTGACGGCTATTGTAGCCCCTATCACTGCTTTTAGAACACAAATCATGACACTAGCACCAGCCTTGATGGTTGCTGCTACCGGATTAACTCAGTTCAGTACAGTTTCAATGACGCTTACTGCTAGCATGACTTCTATCAGTTCAAGCATGACTATGCTGACTACTAGCTTAACAATGTTAGCGACTCAGTTGACTATGATCACTACGAGCATGACAATGATGGCTACTAGCTCAACCATGTTAGGTACTAGCTTAACACTTGTAGGTACTCAGTTCACCATGATTGGTACATCGTTGATGATGCTTAATAGTCAATTTATGATGTTTGCTACTAGCTTGATGCAAATGACATCACAGCTCATGATGGCAGGCTCAGCGGTTACCATGTTTGGTGCTCAACTCATGACCGCTCAGACTGGTTTCAGCATGGTTTCCATGATGGCTACCATGGTATCTAGTCAACTTGCTATGCTTGCTAGCTCAGCCCAAATGGCAGGAGCTGGACTTGCTATGGTAAGTGCTCAAGTCATGATGTTAGCTAGTGTATTTGCTACTGTTGGAGCTGCAGCAATGACATTGCAAGCTACAATGATGTCATTAGGTATGGCAGTAAGTGCAGGCATGATGTCAGCGGTTCAAGCCGTAACGTCCGGAGCTATGCAAATGACTGCGGCTCTACGTTCTAGTGGTATGCAAATGGTTGCTAGCACGCAAGCCTTCATGAATCAAATCGTCTCAGCGGTTAGAAACGGCATGAATCAAGTGGTTGCCGCTATTCGTGCCGGTGGTGCTCAAATGGTAGCAGCTATGCAGGCAAGCGGACAACAGTTAGTCGCAGTCACACAAGCAGCGGTTAACCAAGCAGCAGCCGCAGCAAGAGCCGGATATGGGGCTTTCTTCTCAGCAGGGGCTTACATGGGCCAAGGTCTTGCCGCTGGTCTGATGTCAGCTCTTGGAGCAGTTACGGCAGCAGCTAACGCCTTGGTAGCACAAGCAGAGCGTGCAGCGCAAGCTAAAGCCAAAATTCATTCACCATCTCACTTATTCCGTGACCAAGTTGGTTGGTATATCGGTCTTGGTATCGCTCGAGGTATCGACGAATCAGCACCAGAGGTTGCAAATAGTCTTGACTACATCCGTGACCAAGTTAACGGCTTCAATGTTCGAGCTAATGCGATGTTAACCGGTGCCACTTCAAACATTGCTAGTCAGTTGAAGATGGAAGTCTTACGTGATAAGACGCCAGACGCTACCATTTCAGCACGTCAAGAAGCCTACGCTGCACATTCAGCCGGTTTGTTGAGTGATGTGATTGACGCTCTTGGAGAGCTTAAAGACCAAGTAGCACAAGGTCAAAACATGGTACTAGATACCGGTGCTCTAGTCGGTGGCACAGTTAACAATTTCAACAGCGCTATTGACACGATTAAAACACTGAAAGGACGACACAGATTATGATTACTAAAATCAAAGAATATATAGCGTTTGGCGATTTTAATAGTCGTGACGCTGGTTGGTACTTGCAGAAACGTGAAGCACCGACACCCGATGAAAAAGAGATTGTCGAGTCTATCCCTTTTATGCAGGGGGTGCTTGACTTTTCTAGCGTTCTGGGTGAGCGTGTCTTCGAGCCTAGAGAAATAACGTATGAGTTTAAATTGCCGTTTACGGAATACGAGGACAGAAAGACTGCAGAGCGTATGATTAAGTCTCAAATGGTGACTAAAACAGAGCGGAAACTGTTTGACACGCATGACCGCCGTTATTACTGGATGGGCAAGATTAAGCATATCAAGGTAGCTGATGATCCTATCAAGAAGAATCTAGTAGCTACCATAGTGTTCAAATGCTATCCATTCGCCTTTCACGAAAATGAATACTTCGATGACGTGTGGGACACTTTTGATTTTGAAAGTGATGACTCAACATGGACCAAGTGGCAACTTGGATATACGAAATCAGAAAGGACAATCTACTTTGTTAATTCTGGTGACACTTCTATCAGTCCAGTCATTTATTGTGATGAAGACATCACGCTTACTGATTCAGAGGGGGTTATTTACAACCTCAAACGTGGTGAAAACAGAGAGTTTGCACTGACTTTGTATCAAGGAATTAACTACTTTAAAGCTAAAGGCAATGGCACGATTGCCATGCACTTTAATAACGAGGTGATGGCATGAGTGCAAGCGGTAAAATCGAAGTATTTAACATTAGTCATACGGGTTACGCTGTCAAGGTTTCAAATCTCAGAAACGACACTGGTATCAAAGGGGTATCTTTCCCAACGTGGAGCAGAAAAACAAACTACTCACCTAGTGCTGGTAAGGAGATAGATCAAGACGATATTATTTGGTATGACGGCGTAGAATGGGGCGGTAACTGGTACTGTACTGTTAACGTCTCAGACCATAACAATGAGCGTGGGGAGTTTCTAACGCATGTCTATGTGTCTGACAATAACGGTCAACTCGTCGGAGTTGGTGGGGAGAAAATCGTGGTCCCAGAGCCACCCGAAACCGCTAAGCAAAAGGGCGGCTATGCTGTTTATTGGTGGAGTGATTTCAACTCACGTCGTTGGGATAAGCTAAACCGCACCACGTATGGACGCAAAACTATCCACGACCCGTACAGCCCTAGAGGGGGTACTGTAATTGTTGGTGAAATCAACCAAGCTCTAAACACGATTCACGAATTTTCGTTTGCTGTCCCATTTACGCACCCTCTCTACAATAAGATGGTGCCGTTCAAGTCAATCGTCGAAGTGGTTAATCTCTATGACGGCAAAATTGAATTTGTGGGCAGGGTTTTGACGTCAACGAATGAAATGACAACGGATGGATTCGCTCAAAAAGTAGTGTGTGAGGATTTCCTTTCATACCTACACGATTCTGCTCAGTGGTTCCAGAAATTACCGAACCAAGGAGCGACACCTTACTTAACTGAAATTTTAAGGGTTGCTAACGGTGAAGTCGAGGACTACAAACGCATTAATTTGGGCACTTGCACGGTTAACAGTAGGACAGACAAACCTTGGCGTTATCTCGGATATGAATCAACTTGGGATTGTGTCAGAGAACGAATCATTAATAATATCGGTGGTTATCTGACTATCTACGAGCGAAATACTCGCTTATATGTGGATTGGACTGCTCAGATTGGAGAAACCAAGAAATCACCGCTTCAGATTGGTAAGAATATCAAGTCAGCAAGTCGAGAGCTTGATTTTGACGGTCTAGCTACTCAAATTATGCCGATTGGTGCTGATATCCAGAAGGAACATCCAGACGAGGACCAGAGCCCCGATGTGACCAGAGAACAGTTGACTATTTGGCACGTCAACAATAACAGTGCGTTTTTGGAAGACAAAGATCTCGTCAAGGAGTTCGGGGTTATTCGTAAGGCTATTATCTGGACAGAAATCGACGACCCTAAAACATTGTTAGCCCGTGGTAAGCAGTACCTGAGAAATCAAAAAATCGCACTCGCTAAGTGGACTATCTCAGCGGTAGAGCGTTACTTGATTGATAACCGGTATGACAAGTTTGAAATTGGGAACAAGCACCCGATTATCAACGCCCCTCTATCTGGGATTGAAACTTTGCAAATCTTAGAGAAAAAAATTGATATTCTAAATCCACAAAGTGTTGATTTAACCATCGGCTCACAATCTCAGTCACTTTCAGCATACCAACTTCAATTACAAGAAGCTGAAAACTCTATCGAACGCTTGAAACAGAATACTTCGACAGCGAATAAAGAGAAACGCTTGAAGGCTCTTAAAGACCAACTCGCAGCACTTAAAAACAAACCTAGCTCAGCACCTACAGCCCCAACCGCACCAACACCGCCAAGTCCTAACGCTTCATCGGACGAAATCGCCGCTTATGATAAACAGTACGCTGATTATCTGACTGCTAAGGCTAACTATGATAAACAGTTAGCATCGTTCAACATGGACGAGCAGGAACGTGCTAGAACGATTAGAGATGTTGAAGCTGAAATCGCTAGGCTACAAAAAGAATTAACAGGAGGTAATTAAACATGCCACAAACTGAAGCAGAGGGACGTTTGAACCTCTACGATGATGTCACGCCTTTAGAAAACACTAAGAATATCAATGTTTTAACCAAGGCAATTCGCAAAAAAACCAGAGGGGCGGACGTTCGAGAAGCCATTGCCAAAGCCATTGAAACGACCTACGCAGACGGTGCCACTAATGGCAACACGAACATGGAAGTTATTAAAGCCCGTGGGCTTACCGGTAACCTTGATGATCGTCTCAGCACTATCGAGAACACTTTAAATGGAAAAGCTAGTGCCGATTTTGTTGAAAAGAAATTCAACAAAATTGAATCAAACGCTCCGAAAGCAGTTCTCAATTCGCTATCAGAAATCAGTAGCACATACCCAAACGGTGCTAACGGCATTGTGGTCGCTAAAGACACCGGCAAATGGTATTACTACGACGAGGGGGCTCGCTCTTGGAAGGAAGGGGGCGTTTATCAGTCCCGTGGGCTTGGTGGTAATGAAGTAACCGCTGATAACATCGACTTTGCCCAGGGTATCAAACAAATGCTTACAGACCGAATCACAGGTACTTTCTGGGTCGAAAATAACGGTAAGATTATCAACGACAACAATAACAATTGGAGTCGTTATCTTCCAGTAAACTTGTACAAGGGGAAAACTTATTACATCGTCGGTGTCCGTGGTGTCCTTACTTATGTGACATCAGTTGATGGTAGCCGTGTAATTAAGAAATTAGCTAACAGTGACGTTGTGACAAGCACAGAATACACGCCCACAGAGGACGCAATCCTCTATGTTACAACGCAAAACGTTGACCCTAAACCTAAAGTGTTTAACGCATCAGTGGCAGAGATAGCAGCAGCTAACGTTGATATGAACAACCTACCAGATGGCTACATCTCGCTTAAAATTCCAAAATTGTCGGTTGACGTCAAAGCGACTGACCTTGATTTTGTAACAGAGATTAAGCAGCTTATCGATGAGAACACTCTTATTCGCGGGAAATACTATAATGGTAACGCTAAATCGACAGGGGACGAGCCAACATGGGCTGTTTACCCACCAATTTATCTCGAAAAGGGCAAAAAGTACGGTTTGAAGGGTGTTCGTGGTGTGTTCACATTCTACTTCAGTCTGGATAATCGAAAATTGAAGCAATTCTCAAGCAGTGACAATGTTGTCGATGCCGACTACACACCAGACGAAACGGGTTATTTATTAATTACAAGGCGACTTGCCGATAACCCTTGTAAACTAATCCAAGGCGGTCTTGCTGGAGCTGCGAAACTTCCAAACCTTAATTATGGAGCGAGCGCCCTTGAAAGTAACACGCCGATAGCGTTCCCGAAAATCAAAAACGAGTACACTATAAAGAAAGCGGGCGGAGATTTCAGCACACTAACCGAAGCCATTAAGGCAGTCGGTGCTGGTAACGCCGACGACCCTGTAACGCTCTATATTCATTCGGGAGAATATGACATCTTGCAAGAACTTGGTGGAGATGCGTTCCTTCGAAGTGTAGAAAGCAACGGAAGCGAGCGCCAAGGTATCGAAGTGCCTGACTACGTTAATATCATTGGTGTTGGTGATGTTAAGCTACGCCTTGAAGTCCCAGACAATAAGACAACATGGGCTACATCAAGCCGTATCAGCGCCTTAAACGTATGGCGGCACAACACCATTAAGAACATCAAGTTTATCGTCAGAAATACACGCTACGCCGTTCATGACGAAACGAATAATCAGTACGCTAACAATGATATGAAGTACATCGATTGTTACTTTGAGCATCAAGGAAACAAAAACGGTGTTTGGAGCTCAACGCAAGCTTATGCAGCTGGTATGGGTTCTGGTGGTAACTATCTGTTTGATAACTGCACATTCAAATCTAATACGTTGCCATTTTCAATGCACGACAACTTCAATGCCGAAGCCAATCGTGTCAAGATTACTAAATGTACCTTTATTACTGGTGCTGGGGAAGATTCAATCCGTTTTGGGTCTTACGGTACGGGGGCTAAGAAATCAATTGTCACCATTGAAAACTGTAATATCGATAAAGCTGTTAAGTCATTTGAAGAACAAGGGAACTCGCACCACGGCAACCACTTCTCAATTTCTGGTGGTGGCAACACTGTAGTGCCTTATGTGACTGTAAACAGTGCAGGGCGTAAAGAACGTATTGAATTTGCTGATGAAGTTAGAACACTTGGGAATTCAAGTAGTACAAAAATCACAGTCGGAACACCCGTTAAACTGGTCGGTACTTCTGTCCAGCCTCTAGGAGCTGATGAACCGTGGTTATTCTACGGTGTAGCACTTGACGATATCGAGCAATGGCAACGAGGAATCATTAAGTACGCCGGTTATATTGCCAAAGAAGACACTGGCATCAGCTTATTCCAGATGGGTCAACGTATTGGCTTAGTTAATGGTCGTCTGGCAGTGGTTAACTCAAATGACTTTATCGCTTATGCAACTGACGGCAATAATATTCTTTTGAAGTAGATTAAAAAATGGGGGTTAAATAACTATGTTAAGGAGTGTTAAATGCACAAACCAGACGGCATCTTTGGTATCTTCCAGGTTGTTAAAGATTTTTATGACCACGGCATAGACGAGCATTTATGGGTGTTCTTGCTTATGGTTATCATCTTCAGTGATATCATCATCGGAGTGGCCAGAGCTTGGGCATTCCATGAATTTTCAAGCTCGAAATTCAGAAAAGGTCTAGTCGGGCATATTGCCATGTTTACGTTTGTGGCAATCTTCTACCCGTTTGCTGTTTTTATGAATTTAGGTAGTGTAATTGATACATTTATCTTTGCCATGATTGCGGCTTACGGCTCTAGTATATTGGCTAGTCTATCAGCTTTAGGGGTGGAAATCCCTTATATTGACAAGTACGTTAAGAGAAATATCGACAAAGAAAAGTTTTTTCTTAACTCGGAAGAAAAGGAGAATAATAACAATGATTAATTTTAAACTACGTTTACAAAACAAGACTACTCTAGTAGCTCTTATCTCAGCAGTGTTCCTTATGCTGCAACAGTTTGGGCTTAATATCCCTAGCAATATTCAAGAGGGTGTCAATACTTTCGTTGTGATTTTGGTAATTTTGGGAATCGTAACAGACCCAACTACAAAGGGCGTTGCAGACAGTGAGCGTGCATTAAATTACCATCAACCTCGTGAGGACTAGTTTATGGCTAAGCTCATGACCTCTATCAACCAAATTGAAGGGGGTGACATTCTCAAGAGTGGGGATGTTACTTCCGTCTTTGGTTTTGAAATTTTAGGGGCTGATGGCAGACGCATGGAGTTATCCGGTACTGGTAAGCTCACGCTGTCAAATGATGAAACCGTGGCACTCTATCAAGATGTAACCGTGGAGAACGGGCATTTTACCTTCGTCATGGGTGACGTCGTAGAGCCCGGCACTTACTACCTCGAAGTTAAACTGAATGGACATATCTTCCCATCAAACAATTTCAAGGTGAAAGTTAAGAGCTCACTAAACATCGGTAGTGCGATTCCATCAAAGAAAGACCCTAAACTAAAGTTACTAGCGGATGAATTACGAGATTCTGGGTTAATCAGTGGTGGCAGTGACACCACTGAAGACCTTGTTAATGTCTATAATCTAGCTAAAATTTGAAAGGAAAATAAATGAGTAAATTACACGATTTTGCCCAAGCCGTAGGTGCTGACATTAAAGAAATTAAAACAGCGTTGGCTGGCAAGGCTGAGAAAGGTGAAGTAACCGCTAACGGCATCACTCAAGACCAACTTAATACTGCAATCACGCAAGCGAAAGCCGATATCATTGGTGGAGCCCCCGAAAACCTTAACACACTCAAGGAAATTGCTGATAACATCGAAGCAGCGGGTGGCAATACCAACAGCGGTATTATCTCGAAAATGACTGAATTGGGTGGCCGTCTCGATACCATCGAGCAAGAAGACCTTGTGAACGTATACAACGCAGCGAAAGCGTGAGCCTATGAGTAAGTTCACAGAATTTGCTCAAGCGGTCGGAGCAGATATCAAAGAAATTAAAGATAAACAATCGTCATCATTGTCTATCAGCCAAGCGTATGGGTTGTTTCCAACTTACAATAACTTTTTTCTACAGGTTTTAGAACAAAATAAATTTGCGGAAGACCCGCTTGTAACAAAGTCTCAATTACCCACAAGCGAAATTGACGCTTTAAAACAGAAGGTCGAAGAGTTAGAGAGAACTATCTCGGAAATTAAACAGAGTATTCAAAAATAATTACAAGGAGGCACTTAAATGAGTGTACAACAATCACTAATCAACTGGTTTGTTAGCCACCGAGGACTATTGACTTATTCAATGCTCGGAAGCCGTAACGGTACAGACGGAACGGCTGACTGTTCTGGTTCTGTATCGCAAGCCTTGAAAGAAGCCGGCATCGGTATTCAAGGGCTACCATCAACGGTAACTCTTGGACAACAATTATCAAATAATGGTTTCTATCGTGTGTGTCGTAACGAATCATGGGACGCACTTCCAGGGGACATCGTTTTGATGTCATGGGGTGCTGATATGTCTAGCTCTGGCGGAGCTGGTGGACATGTCGGTGTCATGATTGACGATACATACTTCATCAGCTGCGACTACTCAACTCAAGGAGCGGCAGGGCAAGCTATCAATACTTATCCTTGGAATGATTACTACGGATGGAATCAGCCAGCTTATATCGAAGTTTGGCGCTATGCTGACACTGCACCTCAAACCAACAACCAAGCTAATACGACAGTAGTGCCACAATCCAAGGCTTACTATGAAGCCAATGAGGTCAAATACGTTAACGGCATTTGGCAAATCAAATGTGACTATTTAGCACCCGTTGGATTTGACTGGACAGAAAACGGCATCCCGGTTTCAATGGTCAACTGGGTAGATGCAGACGGCAATGACTTGCCAGACGGTGCTGATCAAGATTTCAAAGCAGGTATGTTCTTTAGTTTTGCCGGTGATGAATCTAACATCACTGACATGCAAGATGGCGGATACTACGGCGGCTATTATTACCGACACTTTGAGTTTGGCCAATTTGGCACAGTTTGGCTCTCATGTTGGGATAAGGATGATCTCGTTAACTACTACGAATAATTAAACCAGACCACGAAACAAATAAAATAAAAGGAGTATATCACCTCCCCTCACACTGCAGTAGGGATACCATGGCAGTAGTGGTCGAAGCCTCAGCATTGTGCTGGGGCTTTTTTTGTGTTATAATAGTATTGGTTTTGAGAATAGCCTTCATAGGTAGACGCCGCCCTTTCATGGGCGGTTTTTTATTTTGCAAAAAACTAAATTTCTTTACAAAAGTGTTGACATTCTATAGTATATGTACTATAATGTATATAGAAAGCAAGAGAGGTAAATAAAAATGAAAAACGGTAACAAAATTTTAGGTTCTCGATACACAGACGAGATTAAAAACGACTCTGCAACTTCTAGTAAAATGTTCAATCTTTCTAAAAAATTGAAAGATAATAATTTGCGAGAAATCCATAGTGCATTATATGGTCTATTAACAGCTGGATACGACATCAGCAACATGCGAAATGTCGAAGAACTTGAAAAATACGTGAACGTTAAAAAATCTCATGGAAAATTATTAGATGTTACTAGCAGCGACATCGAGCTATACCATAAATTATTCGTCGCTAGATTCGGAAAATAAAGAGGTATTGCAATGACAAACGCCCAAACGAAAGCCACTAAAAAGTGGAATAAAAACAATAGAGAGCACAGAAACTACTTATCCAAGCGTTCGTCAGCCCGTAGCTTTATCAGGAACCACGCTACTGTGGATGACTTGAATGAATTGGAAGAACTTATCAAAGAAAAGAAAGAGGAACTTGAAATGATTACTGAAAAACAATTACAAAAAGCGTTGGAAGATAACTTTGAAAACTTCAAGGACGACATGACTTTTGAAGAA